TGGTGGTACTTGGAGTGAACCAGCATCTCAATACAACGCAAAAGTCCCCTACAATCGGGTGACCGAAACTGAAGCAGGACACGTATTTGAACTGGATGACACACCAGGACACGAAAGGATTCACCTAAACCATAAGGCCAACACGTTCTTTGAGATTGCACCAGATGGTTCTAAGGTTACTAAAGTGGTTGGCAAAAATTATGAAGTATATCTTTCCGACAATAATGTACACATCAAAGGTGTATGTAATGTTACAATAGATGGAAATACCAATTTGTATATAAAAGGTAACGTTGTTGAAAAAATTAATGGCAATGTAAATAAAACAGTTGGTGGAAATTATACACTTAATGTTGGTGGAGCAGTTGCTATTACTGGTAAAACAATCAATCTAAACTAAGGAATAAAATGCCAGCAGTAGCAAGAGATGGAGATTCAACAACAACAGGTCATGGTTGTGATTCTGTGACAACTGTGACTGGTCCAACTGGATCATCTGCTCATGTATATGTTAACGGCATTCCAGTTGAATGTCAAGGAAATCCAGTAGCACCACACACGATACCATCAGGTCCTGCATGTGTTCCTCATTCCGCAGTAATTAATGTTGGTTCATCAACTGTTTTTGTTGGTGGTATACCTATCGCAAGAGTTGGTGATTCGACAGATGGTGGCGCAATAATATCTGGAAGTTCAAATGTGTTTGCAGGTTAAAATTTCGTATTTTTGCGTTCCGGCCCAAGAATTTTCTCCACGACTTTCAAAATTCAAAAAAGTCATTCCACTTTTTGCTCATAAATAAAACATGGCAACTTTAAATAAAATATATTCGGACATAGATTTCACCTTCACTAAGAAACCGGTGGTGGGTGATGTTGCTTTGAGCTATGACGAAAAAGCTGTCACTAGATCAATTAGGAATTTACTTTCAACTAAACGGTATGAGAGGTTGTTTGATCCATTGTTAGGATCAAATATAGACGCATTGTTATTTGAGAATGTATCGCCAATAATTTCAGCGACTTTAGAAAAAGAAATTCTAAACACAATAAAAAACCATGAGCCTAGAGCTAATGTTACTGATGTTACGGTTAGTGTTGTGCCAGATGAAAATAAATATCAGGCAACTATCACGTTTTACATAGAAAATGCAACATTACCGACAACGGTAACACTTCTTTTAGAGAGAAATAGATAAAATGGCTACTAATGTAACAAACTTGGATTTTAATCAAATTAAAACCAGTTTAAAAAATTACCTACAACAACAAGATACATTAAAAGATTACAATTATGATGGTTCTGCATTATCAGTACTTTTGGACATATTGGCCTATAATACACAATATAATGCATATTATTTAAATCAAGTTGCAAATGAAATGTTTTTGGACACTGCCATCCAAAGATCATCAGTTGTATCCCATGCTAAAGAATTGGGTTATGTTCCCAAATCTGCAATCGCACCAAGTTCATTAATCAATTTAAAAATTAACCAAGTTACAGACAGTTCTCTAACACTACCTAAATTTACAAATTTTTTATCAGAAGCAATTGATGGTGTCAACTATAATTTCGTTACAACAGATGCAACAACAGTAAATGTTTTAAATAATACAGCCAATTTTAATAATATCACCATCAAACAAGGTTTACCAGTCACATACAATTTTACAGTAGATTCTATACAAAATCCAAAATATACATTCGTAATACCAGAAACAAACGTAGATACAACATCACTACAGGTAAGTGTTAAAGAATCTTCTTCAAATAATCAATACGAAATCTACAATCTTTCAACAAATTATTTAACTATCAAAAATACTTCTTCTGTTTATTTCTTACAAGAGAATGTAGATGGTTATTATGAAGTTTATTTTGGTAATGGTGTTCTTGGTAAAAAATTAAATAATGGCAATATTGTTACACTTTCTTATATAACCACAAACGGTTCGTCAGCTGGAGGTGCAAACAATTTTGTATTGATGGATTCTATTTCTGGTTATTCAAACACTACAGTTTATTCACTTACATCAGCAAGTCAGGGTGGAAATAAAGAATCTATTGAATCTATCAGATTCCAAGCACCTAAGAATTATGCTGCTCAAAGTCGTGCGGTTACCAAAGAAGATTATATCACAGCAATTCAACAAAATACTTTGGGCTATTCATTTGATGCTGTTAACGTGTGGGGTGGCCAAGAAAATAATCCTCCGGTTTATGGTCAGATATTCATTTCATTGAAGCCAACTGGTGGATATAATTTAACTGAAACTCAGAAACTCAGATTGATTCAGGATGTTATTCGTCCAATTTCAGTTATGACTGTTGAACCAACAATTGTCGAACCAGATTACACTTATATTAAAGTTAATGCTACCGTTTATTATGATCCAAAGAAAACCAATTTAACATCAGCTCAAATAGAAAACAATGTAAAAACAACAATATACAATATTGCTGAATCAACATTAAATTCTTTTAATTCAACATTCTCATCTTATGCTTTCAATTCTGCAATTAATAATGTTGACAATTCAATTATAACTAATGAAATTTCTATTCAATTACAAAAGAAGTTTTATCCTATTCTAGCCAAACCAACTGATTATAACTTATATTTTGGTGCACCTTTACAAAAAGGAATGTTTTTAAGTGGTATCAGCAGTTCACCATCTGCACAATTTAGAGATCCGGAAAATGTTTCATTGATAGTTCCTGGTGTTTTTGTTGAAGAAGTTCCATCATCAACCGGCGGCGTACAATCAATTTCAATCTTAAATAAAGGTTTTGGTTACAAATATGCTCCAACAGTTACAATTTCTGGTGACGGATCAGGTGCAACAGCTGTAGCAACAATCAATACGGACGGCACTATCAAAGCAATTACAGTCACTTCATCTGGAAATAACTATACCAGTGCAATAGCTACCATATTACCTGCTGCCGTTGATAAAACTGGTAAATTAGGTGCTGCTACCGTTACTCTACAGGGACAATACGGTACACTAAGAACTTTCTACAACAATACACAATTTGTAAAAACCGTATTGAATAACAATGCGGGTACTGTTGACTATGTTAATGGTATCTTATCTTTGAATTCATTCAGTCCACTTGAAGTTGATAATGATTTAGCGCAATTAACCATATCTGCAAATCCAACAACAACAATTATTTCTTCATCTTATAATAGAATTATTACAATTGATCCATATGATTCAAATGCTGTTATTGTTAATGTTATAGCCAAAACAACATGACCAGTAATAATAAAACTTCTTTATTAATAGCATCACAACTTCCCGAATTCGTTCGGGATAATCCTGATTATGCTAATTTTACTCTGTTCATGCAAGCTTACTATGAATGGATGGAACAACAAGGTCAAGTAACTGAAAGAACCAAAAATCTTTTATCTTACAGAGATGTGGATTCAACAACAGATGAATTTATAAATTATTTCATCAATGATTTTCTTCCTTTTTTTCCACAAGATACTTTATTAAGTAAGAAAGAAACAATCAAACTTGCAAAAGAATTATATCAATCTAAAGGCACACCAAGTTCTTTTAAATTGTTGTTCAGAATACTTTTCAATTCTGACTTTGAAGTTTTTTATACCAAAGATGCTGTTCTTAAAGCATCTGCTGGTGAATGGTATGTTGCAAAAAGTTTAAAGATAGCTGGTGGTTTAGTTAATATCAAGTCGGTTAGGTACACAGCAAATAATATTACACTTGAAACTTTCATACCACATAGTGTTTCGGCCAATGGTATCGTAACAGTTTCTGGCCTAACATCAGACACGTATCCTCCAAATGGTGAGTATACGGTCAAAACAATACCTTCATCAACAATAATAACATATACTGCTGAAGAAAATCCAACTGGAAATATAGGTGTTACTGATGCAACGTTGGCTGTTTCTGGTGGAGTTATTGATCCAAATTTCTTAGATATCAAAAATCTTAGATTATTTGGTGAGAAAACAAAATCAATTGCAACAGTAGAAGATTCAGTATTGTCTGGTACAAAAATTGAAGTCTTTATTTCAAACATACAAAGACTATTCCAGTCGGGTGAATATGTTCGGGTAGTTGACACAAATAACCAAACAATTTTGTATAATGGTTACCCATTAAGAGGTAAAGTTGTAGGTCAAGTCAGTCAACTAAAGATAGATCCAAAAAACAGAGGTTTGTTGTACCAACCAGGTGATCCTGTTATTATAGATGGTGGTTTAGAAACTACATCTGGTGTAGGTGCAAAAGGACAAATTGCAACGACCACAGCAGGCTCTATAGTAACTGCCAACGTGGTAACTGGTGGTTATGGTTATACCTTAACTACTGCTTTGAATATTACTAATGCTCCTGGTGCAATAATAACTGTTGGATCATTTATTCCTAACGCAGAAAGTACAGCCAATGTTTACATCAACAATAATAGTATAAATTTAAAGAGAAATATTAAACTTAGTAATAGTAATTATTTTTTCTCAAATTCATTTGTTACCGATGCAAATACAACATTAGCAAATGCATTTACTTACTTATCACTTTCAACCTATCCAATAGGTACTGTTATTTTACAAAATGGTGGCGGCGGTATTACTGAAACACCAGAAGTATTTGCACAATCACTTTACACAACAGATGATTATACCACAGCTGATTTATTTTCATTGGGTATTTTATCACCAATATTAATACAAAATGGTGGTGCAAGTTATCAAGCCAATGACCGAATTATTTTTACAGGTGGTAATGGATTAGGCGCTAAAGCTAATGTAAAAACTGTTGATGCAAACACTGGTGCAATTACTTCCGTTTCGTATGTATATGATACAAACTCAATTTATCCAACAGGTCCTTTGGGTGGTATGGGTTATTCACTTGATTTTCTACCAACTCTGTCTGTGAGTTCGGTATCTGGCGCAAATGCTAGTTTATATGTGCCTGGAATATTGGGTGCAGGCGCATCATTCACTGTTGGTGTGAACCGTGCTGGTTCTATTACCACAATCGATTTGATTGAAACAGGTGAAGATTATGTTTCAAGTCCTTCTGTTTCAATTAAAATACAGGACATTCTTGTATCAAATGTTTCTACTTCAAATCCTCCATTAAAAGATGATATCATTTATCAAGGTGCAAATACAAATACTGCAACATATCTTGCAAAAGTAGATTCAATTAGATTATTAACAGTAGATGCTCAACAACCAGATGGAACATCAAACCATTATAATTTAAGGGTGTTTAATTATAATTCTACACCAAATACAGAAGCAAAATTTAGCATTGCAAATAAAAATATTAATTTGATTCCTTCAAATTCAAATTCACCGTATACAGGAAATTTATCAGTATTCTCTGCTTCTGATGGTAAAACATATACTAGGGCCTATAATTCTTCAGGACTTATAAGTTATGGTGATGGTAATGCAAAAGGTACCGCCGAATTCTTGAATGGTTTGGTAATTAGTCAAGGCCAATACCTGAGTTCAAAAGGTCAACCAAGTTCATTTGATGTATTACAGAGTGATTTTTACAACAACTATACCTATCAAATTACACTTGAAAAAGAAATTTCAAAATATAGACAAGTTCTATTGAATTTGTTACATCCAACGGGCATGAAAGTTGTTGGTAGAATTGCAATTAATTCTAATAATTCTGTCAATTTCCATGGTGTTGAAGCGGTAAACCAAGGCAAAACATTAGAAAATTATACTGGTTACGCTGCATCCTCTGTAACAATGACTGCGGATTTTGTCAATCGTAGTAATAATATAATTAAATTTAACAATCTATTGGGTGCCAACTTGGCATCATTTATATTCTCAAACAGTTACATTCAGATTATTCCACCAAATGGTCCTTCAATACATGCTGAAGTTAATTCAATTAATTATCAGGCAAATACAGTTACATTAACGAGTAATACATGGTTAACCTTTGGAAATGTTGCATTTGTTAATGCAAATACTAATTCCAATGTCATAAATATACTATCAGTAACTAAGTATTATGACATAGTTAACAATGGAAATTATAGCAACACAGCTTATCCAATCAAGGACATTGTGTATACTGGTGATAAGATTTTAATTGGAAGTAATACAAGCAATACAAGAACGGTTACAGCAGTTGATTGGGCTAAAGGTAAGATTTATTTGAGTTCAAATGCAAATATAACAAGCACTAATACACTAATGTCTGTCAACAGAACTCTTTCTGGTGTAACAGATGTTACAATCTTTGGTCCAATTGGAATACAATATGTTCCACAATTGTCCACAGAAGATGGAAGAATATTAACAACAGAAAATGGCAGCATCATCCTATTGGGGTAAAAAATGAGTACGGTAAAAATATCAGAATTAGCTTTAATCTCTCAACTTAATGCAAACACAAGTAATACTTTGTTTGTTGCTGTTGATGTTCCCACTGGTATAACTGGTAAATTTACTGGTCATACACTGGCACAAGGATTGTATTCAAATGAGGTATTAAATGTTGGTGCAAATCCAGTTACTTACACTGGTGTTGTGGCACAATTTTCAGGTAATTCAACTTCTACGACCACATATTTACAAGTTAACTTTCAAAACTTTACAGCAAATGGTTCAACAGACTACGTAGCATCTACTAGTGATTCAACAAACGCTAATAGTTTTATTGATATGGGCATTAGTGGTAAAAATTATAGTGACCCAGTTTATTACTCTGCATTTAAGGCTTATGATGGTTATGTGTATGTTGCTGGTCCAACCGCAACAAGTTATTCTGGTAATTTAATTCTTGGTACAGCTTCAACACGAGCAAACATTGTATTCATGGTTGGTGGTACCATGTCAGAGAATGTGGTTGGTTATATCACTAATAATGGTTACAATTTATTGTCGAATGTTAGTGTTAGAGGTGCATTGAGTACTACTACAGGCCTTATATTTTCTGACGGAACAACACAAACTACGGCCGCTTCTGCACCATTTACACAAGCAGCGTTCAATAAAGCCAACAATGCTCTTGCAAATACAACAGGTACATTTGCAGGTTCTTTGACAATTACCAATTCAATTAATGCCAATACAGCCAACATCGGCAATTTATCAATAAGTAATAATGCAATTTATTCATCGCAGATTGGTGCCGATATGGTGATTGGTCAATCAATTGCAACGGCCAATTTGGTTATTAATCGTACAACAAATATTACCAAAGACCTTACTATAACAGGAAACATAGCTGTACAAGGAACATTGGTTGATTTTAACAATCCAACTTTCAATCCCAATACAGCATTCATTCAAATAACATCAAGTGATAATTCCAGAACAGTTGCACCATCAAATACAAACTATATGTTACAGATTACTGGTAAAGCCAACAATGCAACTAGGGTATCATTTGATAGTTTTGGTATAGGCACTTACCCAGTTTTGATTGGTCGTATGGGTCGTGGTTCTGCTACTACACCTTTAGCTGCTGCCTCTGGTGATATATTATTACGTATAGCAGGTAATGGTTACTCAGGAACAAACTTTGCTGCTTTTGGTTCTTCAAGAATTGATTTTATAGCGGCAGAAAACTTTACAGATACAACTAAAGGTTCTCGTACTGAATTTTGGAATACACCAACAGGTTCAAATACCGTACAAAGAATTGCATCATTTAATGCAGATACTATAACTTTTACCGGAACAGTTAACCCAGCAAAAGGATTTATTTGGACACCAACTCCATATCCTGGTGCTCAGACAGCCATTACGATTGACTTTGCAAATAATTCTGTCATTCGTGCCAATACTTCTGCTGGTTTAACAGTATCATTTACAAACTATACTGCTGGTAAAGTAGTTGATATGTGGATTACAAATACTGCCGGCACAAATCAAACATTTACACACGGTTGTACTGCATTAAACTCAACTGTTAATGCAACGTCATTTAATATTCCCGGTACATCAACCATATATGCAAAATATATAAGTTTTGATGGTGACCTTGCAAATACTTTTGTATCTATCACACATGCTTAATAAATAGAACACTATGGCAAATAAAAATATCCTCACCGCAGCGGCAAAAGTTACACAAATCAAACAGGCTTATTATTCTCCTGTTGCTGTTGTGTTACCTAAATTGAACACTACACTGGCCTCAATCTATTGTTTTCTTGCCAAGGTGGATGCATGGCCAGATGAAAATGATCCAGTTCAGCCTATTGAAACACAAAAAGATATAAAGAAAGTATTTAAAAATATATTTGTTGCAAAGGCTATAAACACTGGTTCAATTTCTCCTGTCATCCAAAGAGTGGACTGGACTTCTGGTATTGTATATGATTATTATCGTGATGATATTAATATAACAGCACAAGATAGTAATAATAATAACATATATAATTATTATGTTAAAAATAGATATGACCAAGTGTTCAAATGTTTGTGGAATAATAACAGCAAAAAATCAACAGTTGAACCTTATTTTCAACCAGGTTCATATGGAACAAATAACATCTACACAGGC